TGGGTTATTCATTTTAAATTACGCCATTTGATTGGTGGCGGAGTATCTAAAATTATTCTAATTCTTTCCATTTCATTTCTTAGTTTTATTATTTCATCCTTGATATCACCTTTATAAACATCTTCCAACTGCAAGTATTCATCTATTTGATAAACGGCGTCTGATAAAGTGTCAGAAATCATTTTTTTATCCTCTTAAATCAAGAATGTCAAAATCCCCGTCTGTTGTTAATCCATCAACAGTGCCAAATGCTGGTGTATAACTTAATCCATACATATCATTTTCATATCCGCTTTCAAAAAAGGCTGTTTCGATTGATTTATTATCAACTCCTATGATTTCCGCAATAACTTCTTTTGTATCTACATTGTATATATATGCTTTCATTTTCTTATCCTCAGTTATTGATAAAGGAATTAGTAATAATATTTTGGTGGATTATTTGCCTTTATTAAATCAATTAGTTTTCTAAATAGTTTTTCACGTTTTTTTATAGCTGAATTTCTTTCAGCTTCTGTTGATTGTGGATGATTCATTATATATTCTAATTCGGCTAATTTGATTTTAATCAAGTATTCATTAACTTTAATCATTTTCTTATCCTCAGTTATTGATAAAGGAAATCTTTATCTTGGTAACTATTATACTACTACTTTGTAGGATGTAAAGTTATTTTTAATCACAATGATAAAAAAATTATTTTATCTTGTAAAATCATGAACATAGGCTATAATTAATTTAAAGAAAAGGCGCAAGCATTGCGGTTTTTTATGGTAGAATGTGAGATAGAAACATATAATGACGGAAGCACTAGAAAAAAGCACTAACACTCTATACGTTATCCTCTATTACGCAACGATGGTTAGTTTTGGCGCTAAACAAAAAGATGTTGTTGTCTATGCCCTGGCTCACATGAAAGATAAAGTATTTGTGAGAGATAGAACCGAATTTGAACGAATGTTTGAAATACGATGAAGTGTAGGGCTAAAACATATAACCCTATCTGTATAGTAAATCTAAAAAGCCTGGAGTACATGAGCAAAAGAAAACGCCATGTAACTCATTTTGAAAAGGTTGATTCTTCTATCCCCGATGAAGAGTTACACAAATACGTAAAAGAACATAAACTCGAAGAAATCCTTATCAAGCAGCTTGGTAAGGATTGGGATATGCCTGTCGGATTGTAATGATTAAAGATACTAAAATGATTGTATATACAGTAGCAGACAAAAACGAAGATTTAACAGATAAAAAACAGTTACTACGTCAGTTTAGAACATTCCATAAGCTAAAAGAAGATGCAGATAAAGAGCTAGAGCAGCTCTATGATAGCTCTAAGCGTGTAGTAGAGATAAATTTGTCCAGTTATTAAGTAATCCGTCTATCAATCATGAAAATGCTATCCGATAACAAGCGGCTACAAACAAGCATTGATGCAGAAAGGTTAAGTTTAGAAAATCAAGTTCGTCAGATATCTTACGCGATTAATAAATTAATCGAACATGACAAAGCTATTGATGATTTAAGAAGCGATAACCATGAGTTAAGAACTAGGCTTGAATCTCTTGAATCAATGCAATCTGTACCAGATAAAAGAAAAGTTAGAAATTTGAGAGTCATTAAGTAACCTGTACCGCTATAAACTAACACATTTATATTTTTTTGCTATAATCATTGATAAAATCAATCGATGTTTAAACAATGATTAGTTATTAGGATCAAAACAAATGGCTGCAAGAATACTTTTAGCTAAACCTTGGAGTGTTTTGGTAGCAAATGATATTGATATTAAAAGGATTTTGCATAAAGTAGAATATAGAGGTGTTTATTATGGCTGTTGGTCGTAAAACCGGTGGAAGAAGCAAAGGTACTCCGAATGTTAAAACGTTTGGTGTTAAAGAGAATTTGTTAGATGTATTTCAAGAGATTGGTGGTGTAAGGAACTTTGCTAAATGGGCTAGAGAGAATGAAACAGAGTTCTATAAACATTACATCAAGCTATTGCCGCAACAGATAAACCAAACAACTACACTAAACGCTAATATATCGTTTCAAGATATGAAAGATGAAGATTTGAGCTTTGAGCTTAATAAGCTTAGAGGCGTTAATAGTTCGATTGTGAACCATTAAACAGCACTCTAACGGATTTTGCTAAAGGGTTAAGTGTTTGATATCTAAAGAATCAGTCTCCGAAATTACGGGGTTTTATTCAAAGTAAAAACTCAGTGGCTTTTGATAGAGAATCTGTAATCAGGCAGATACAGCTAGAGACCGAATGGCAGAAACGCCAGTGTGAACGCTCATTAGAGGCATTCTGTAAAGCAGCTTGGCATATCATCGAGCCTGGAACGCCGTTGATATGGAACTGGCACCTGTCAACTATTTGCGGTTATCTCGAAGCCTTTCATCGTAATGAGCTACCGGACAAACGGCTCATTATCAATATTCCCCCAGGAACACTAAAATCCATTCTGGTTTCGGTTATGTATCCGTCCTGGACATGGATTAAAGAGAGCCATCTTCGATACCTGTGTATCACTAATGAGCAGGGATTAGCGATCCGTGATGCTCTTCGTATGAAACAGGTTATCACTTCAGATTGGTTTCAAACAAAATGGCCTTTAGCACTCAAGGCAGATCAAAACGAGAAAACATTGTACTCCAATGATAAGCTTGGTTTTCGGCAAAGCCAGGGTATTACAGCATCAAACACTGGTAAGCGTGGTGACTGCCTGTTACTCGATGACTTAATTGATTCTAAACATGCCTTTTCGGATGTTATCAGGCAATCGGTTAATGATACGTGGGATCAATCGCTCTCATCAAGGCTCAACCATCCCGATGAATCAGGTGTACTGCTCATCATGCAGCGATTACACGAAGCAGATATAGCCGGGCATCTACTCAAAAAGGTTAAATCGAAGTGGACAGTTCTCGCTATTCCAATGCGATACGAAGGATTCAAAACGTTTGATGCCGGAAAGGATATCGGCAGACCTGAGCTTAACGATCCGAGAACTAAACCAGGAGAACTGTTATTTGGTAATCGGTTTAGTGAAAGAGCAGTTGAGTCACTGGAAGAGGACTTGGGAGAGTATGGCTCAGCCGGTCAGCTTCAACAACGTCCTTCACCTTTAGGCGGTGGAATTATCAAGAAACATTGGTGGCGTGTATGGCCAGATGATAAAGCTATTCCTGAGATTCTGCACGTGTTCCATTCCTACGATACCGCATTCAGTGAACGTGATATGAAAGATGCAGCGTTCTCAGCGTGTACTAGATGGGGTATATTCTGGCATGAACAAAGGCAAAAGTATTGCATTCTGGCTCTTGGTATTTGGTTTGATAGGGTGGCGTATGAAGAGTTACGGAAGCACATCAAGGAACAGGATAAGAAACATAAGCCTGATATCAATCTAATCGAAAAGAAAGCAACAGGAATCAGCATCATTCAAGATATGAAAAAGGCAACACCTGGAAGAGTTAGAGCGTATTCACCTGGAAAGGGTGAGGATAAAGTAAGCAGAGTTCATTCTGTTAGCCCATTGATTGAGGCCGGTATGGTGTTCGTGCCTAACAAGGTTTGGGCGATAGGCAACGGAAAGGATAAGCTAGGGCTGATTGATTATGTTGCATCGTTTCCAAGCGGCGCTCCGCCATGTGCTGATATCACGGACACGGTAACACAAGCATTAATCTATTTACGTTCAGGTAATTGGACGAGTGATTTAGAATCCGATGAGGAAGAGGAATTGCCGATTTCAAGAGCGAGTGAGGAAGAGTTAGAGGATATAGTTAACGATAAGGTTATTTATTATGGGTGATAAAGGTTTTGAATTATTTGTATGGTGTTTGATTATTGCTTTAGTTGTTCTTATTGTTCTTGGTGTTAAAGAAGAAAGAAAGCAAGAGATAGAGTTTATTGAATACTGTCAAACAAAAGGATTTACAAAAGATGATTGTAAGTGGGAATGGAAAAGAATGAAGAATGGGGAAAGGTCGAACAGCACGCTAATAATGCCGATTTCTATTATTCGTTAATATTATTTTGGTTTTAATAGCCTATACTTGTGAGAACAAATCACAATACTGTCGGGAGACAGAATGAACAATGAAGAAAATATATTGCTTGATGAAGAGCAGCCGAACATAGATTTCATAATGCAAGCGGTAGACATGGCACAGGCCGAAGGCACACCGCCTGAACAGATTCTTACACCCGATGAACTGGCTATTTACCAGGAATACATGCTGGCTAACAAGCCGATGCAATCCGGTCATTACGATAATTTGGTTGATATCATCGATGACAGTAAGATTAAGCGGTTAGCTCAAGAGGTTATTGACTGGGTTCGATGGGATGAGGAATCGCGTAAAGAATGGTCACGGCGAGAAAAGGAAGGCATTCGATTGTTGGGGTTGAGTGACAGAACGGACGTGTCGGAACGGTTTAAAGGTGCGTCTACAGTTACTCATCCGCTATTGATTGAAGCAGTTACTCAGTTCCATTCCAGAGCATTAGCCGAGATATGGCCGCCTGAAGGCCCGGTAAAAGCTATTACACTCGGCGATAAGGATACAGAGAAGGCAATGCAAGCGCAGCGTGTAGAGGATTACATGAATTTCCAATACACGGAAGAAATGCCTGGAGCGTTCGAAGAAGAGGATATGATGCTGTTCAGGCTTCCTATATCCGGTTCCTGTTTTAAAAAGGTGTACTACGATCCTCTGTGTAAAAAGATTGTATCAAGGCTGATCGAACCGGCTGACTTCATTGCGCCATTCTCTGCGAGTGATTTATCAACTGCACCACGCTACACCCATCGATACAGACAACACCACAACGAAGTCAAGAAGCTGATAGCAAAAGGCTTTTATGCTGACGTTGAATTGCCTGAATCAGTTAACGAGAGTGCTGAATATCCTGAAGT